TGCTGTTTTCGGGTCCATCATGCCGCTGTCTCCGGCGCCGGAACGTACGGAAATCCCTGGTAATTGGCATCGGCCTGATTGATAGGAGCCTGCGCGCTTACGTAAAACGTGTCCACGCCGGGCGTCGGCGCCCAGGGCAAACCGCCGTACAACTGAATCTCAGTGTGATTGTGCCCTCCGCCGTCCAGCCAGCCGAGGTTGCGCGCGATCAGAGCATATTGGCCTCGCAGCGTAGCTCCGGCGCCGCCGTTGAAGACGACGTAGCCATTGTTCAGCGTGTCGGTATGAGGCACGCTCATCGAATTCGGCGAGATTTGGTCGGCATAGAGCACCGTCGGCGAAGTGCCTGCCCCGACGATCACATTGAACTGCGGCATTACCGAGAAGTCTGGAGGCGGAACGCCGCCTGAATAGCTGGCCAGCGTATTGGTCGATTCAATGACCGCCGTCGGCACTTTCTGGTTGAGGCAGTAGAGATAATCGTTGACCTGAAAGGTGATGAGGCCAGTTTCGACCTTGACGTCTCCAATCCAGCCGGCAAACCACTCAGCCGCGCCCCACGTATTTGCATCGCCCGGCGTCGGCATGTAGGTTCTCCAGATCCGCACGCGCCAGTTATCGAAGACGCCCAGGCGTGCCAGCTGATATGCGGAAGCCGTGCCAAGTGACGAGGTAATGCTCTGATTGAGCGGCGACCAAAGAAGCGAGAGCGCGTTTGATTCGAGGCCGATTTTGGACGTGATCTTGTCGCGGCGAATGTTGGTTGAACGGAACGTGCCCCAGAGAGGCCATGCAAGCGGCGTTTCCCAGTTTGTCAGCCACAGCGAACGCGGATCGTCGGCCTCACCAATTAGGATCAGGTCGGCAGGAAAGACGAAGTTATTGGCTTTGAGCGCGGCCAGCACGGTTGCCGTCGTATCGACTCCGCTGCCGCTCAGGAATTGCTTCATAAGGGCGGCAGCTCCATCACATAGGCCAGAGCGCTCGGCTTCGACAGGATATGGAGCACGGCCTCAAGACGGTTTTCTGCGCCGGTCGCATTGAGCACGCTCGTGATCCGCCTTTTCACCATCACCTTGCTCATGCCTAATTCGTGCGCGATTCTGCGGTTGTCCCATCCATGCAACATGCATCGCGCAACAGCCCGTTCCCTTGGCGTAATGTCAGTCATCTAAATCTCCGGAATTCTCGAGCTCATGAATTTCAAAGATACCGACGAGAAAGCTTCGCTGCCGCCGACCGTCCACATCGTATTCAAAAACTGATCGAAGGTCTGAAGGTCAGACTCCATCTTGCAGCGGAAGTAGAAGTTGAATTGAGCCGTCACCGGCGATGCGGGAGCCGTCGAGGCGCCCCAGGCCAGATACATGCCCAGCGTCGAGAAGCCAGGAATCGCGAGCCCGGGCCCGAGCAATTGATACTGCCCCGCGCCGGTCCCGACTGTGGCTAACGTCCCGTTCGCATAGACGGTGATGCCGCCATTGAGGTCGGGAATGTCCTCGTAGAAACCGCCCATATTGCGCTGGACGGGCGAGAAGTAGTTGCCTGCGCCATCGTTCCATACCTGCAATTCCGCTGCTGGATTTGGCACGCCAAGAAGGATGGCAGGCCCTACCGAGTTGTCGCTGGGATCGGAGAACAGGAAGTCGAGCGCCCCGCCGTAGAGCGAAAGGATGAATCCCTGAAGCTGTTGATATTCGTTAAAGTTCTGCGCGAGGTTTTGTCGCAAAACATCGAAGAGTAGTTCCCAGTGCCAGCGCGGGTTCTGTGCTTGCACGACCGAGGTCTGCATGAAGTTGGGCGAGTTCTGCTGAATGGTATTGAACTCGCTCGATTTGGGCACCGGCCAGGTGAGGCCCGGCAACACTGGGAAAATCGGAAGAGACACTACCAGCCGCCTTTCAACATGCCGCGGCGCAGAGCGTCTTCTGTGGCCGAGGAAATCTCTCTCGGCGTAGCCCGCGCCCCGGCCAGGTTCTGTGTAATGCCTCCCATATTAACGACTCGGCTGTTAGACGAGGTCGAAGTCTGCGAATTGACGAGCGAATGGAACATGGCCGTCTCAGATTGATTGAGCACGCGCTCGCCAGCATGGGCGATGATCGGCACCGGTGCGCCGGCGGATCCAGCCACGACACCACCCAACTCAAAAGCTTGAGCCGTGAGGCCTCCAGCAAGCGTCGTCGCGTAAGCCGCCGAAGCTAGAGCAGGAGCAGCCGGCGGGTTGATGGCCGAGTAATAGGCCATGGTTCCTGCGAACGCGACACCGGCATCCCCCATGACGGTGCCCACGTTCGCTGTCGCCTGCACCGTTTTCTGCGCAGCAACGCCTGAAATCTGCAAAGCGTGATCGAGAACCCACATCTCGGCTTTTTTGAGCAGCCACTCGGCCACAAAATCAATCAGCTGCAGTTCCATCTCGCCAAACATGCGCGCGAAAGCCTGCGATGCCGTCTGAGAGCCGGTAATCCAGCCATTGATGGCCTGCGTGAAGCCATGGTTAAACTCAATGGCTACCTTGCGGTACTGCTCGATGATGCGGAGCGTTTCCTTCTGGGTGATCTGCTCGCGTTCGAGCGCGCCCTTCTGGGCCTCCTGCGTCATCCGATGCTGGAGTTGGGTGTACTCCTGAAACTCTTTGTTGCCAAGGTTTGGATCGAAAAGCGCCTGTTCCTTCTTGAGCGCTCCGGTTGTTTCTGTCTGCTTCAATTGCGAGGCAGCCAGGAGCCGCGCCTGTGCGGTCCGGACCGTAATCAGCCCCAGCTGCGTCTCAAACTCAATCTGCCGCTGGGTAAAGGTGAACGTCTCCTGCGCCGCCTGAATCGTCGCCTGGGCTGATTCCTTGACGAGGGCGATATGTTCGGCCTGGTCCTTTTTGAATTCCTCGGCAGCGCGCTTCTGGGCTTCCTCAGCCTGTTTCCGCCCCTCATCCTGCGCCTTCATTTCAACGTCGAAGGTCTTCATCAACTCGTCATGGCCTGCCGCGTTGATTTCAGCGATCGCCTTTTGTGTCGAGGCCTCATCCTGCAATTGCTTGAGGCGTTGATCTTCAGCGGGAAGTCCGGACCGCGATGCCTCTGCAGCCTGGGCATGGAGTGAAAGCTGCTTTTGCAGTTCAGCGGTAATGCGCTCTACCGGCCCAAGTTCAGAATCCGCCGCGTGCTGCACATCGATTTCAGCTTTGGCGATTTCGCCCGCATACTTTGCCCTCAGTGCCGCGAGCCCGACATTCTCTTTAGCGCTGGCCTGCAGCAATCTCTGGACCGCAAGATCGTTTCCGGCATCCCTGGGGGACGTGTTTCCGAGCGCGCGCTCTTCCTTGCGTTCGTAACTCTGGCCCTCCTTGATTAGCGCCAGTTCCTTGGCCTTGGCAGCCACCAGTTGTTGAGCCTGCGAAAGCGATCCATCCCCGGCGTGCGCCGTTTCAATCTTCGCGACGGCGAGCTCATGCTCCTGCTTCAACTCAAGGAGGGAAAGCTTGATGGAATTTTCTCTAGCCTCCGTCGATGCATCGGCTGCTTTCTTGCCCGACACCAGGAAGCCCACATCCATTCCGGCCGCGCCAAGGTTTCCCGATACCAGGTCGCCAAATATTCCCTTGAGTCCAACTTCGTGCAGTCCCTGCGCGACTGTGCGCAGTTTCTCTGCCGATTGCGTTGTCTCGTCCAGCCGCTGCTTCGCCGTTTCAATGGAGTGGACATTGAGAAGGTCGGCTTCCTTCATCTTCTGGAAGTCGGAAAGCAATTTGTCGTCGGCTGCCGAAAGGTCGATGAACTTCTCGTAAAGCTCGTGCGCGTGCTCGACCATCTGCACAAGCACTTCACCGAGCGCAATCGCTCCGATGACTGGAAAAGCGATCTGCAGCGCAGCCGATACAGCCGGGATGCTCGCGAGAAATCGTTCCATCGCCCGCATGGGGATCCGGCCTTCGAGAATCCCAGCGGCGCCCGCCGCAGCCACCATGCTCCCGCGTACATGCCCCGTCGTAGCAGAGACAACCTCGTTGGTGACTGCCAGTTGCTCATTGGCCCGCGAAAGAATATCGGCCCTGAGCGCTGCCAGCTCCATGGCCCGCGCCGCCTCAGCCTCTGCCTCAGCCGCGCGGTTGGCTTCCGCCATCTCCCGGTTCCATGAATTCGAAGAGCGCAGTTTGGCGATGTTCAGCTTTTCAAGTGCAGCCGCAGCCTGGTCGGCCGCTGTCTTGGTTGCCGCAATCTCAGCTGCAGCCGCAGCCTGTCCGGGGCCTGTGCCGCTCGCCACGACATTCAGGGCTGCCAGCGTATCGGCATAATTCCGCGCCGCCGCTGCAGCCGCCGTCTGCGCTTCCTTCATGGACTGCGCGGAAGACTCGACCGCCGAAGTCGCGCGCGAAAGCCCCGCTTCGAGGCCAGCCGTCTCTGCCGAGATTCTTACCTGCAGTTCGTTAGCCATGGGCGCTCCAATCTGCCTTCACTTTGTTCATCACTTCGAGCATTTCTGGGTTGCGCAGGAATTCCGGCATCTGCTCGATTGGCTTCATTTGGAGCATCTTGGCAGGAATGTTCGCGAGCGCCGTGGCATTCTCGCGCACTGCCCGCTTGCGGCTGGCTTTGCCTTCCTGCTGATATCCGAGATAGGAGGCAACCAGCAGATCGGCGGGAGGATGGCGCAAGGTGAACTGCTCGAGCATCCAGAAATCCGAGAGAGGCATCAGCCGTGCCCGGTCTGGAGTGATCCCGTACCATCGCGCCAAACTCCCAAAGATGTAATCGAGTTCTACGCCGCCGGTGCCGCCGGCTCGTTTTCCCCCACGATCTGCGGCTTCGGTTTGAACCCGTTGACCTTGTTCGCAGCGGCAAGGAACTCCATGAACGGCGGATCGGTCTCTTCAGGACTGAAGACCGGGAGGGAGCGCACCCAGTCTTCCGTTCCGTGCTCGGTATCGCCTGCTGAAAGCAATGAGGCCGCAATCATGGCGATATTGAATTTGCGACCCTTCTTGTCGTCGAGAACGATGGTTTCCATCGCTCCCACTGTGATCGTGGCCAGTTCGAACTCTTGGCCTTCGTAGTTGACGGTTTGCTTCATCGGCGGAATAACCCCTTTCAATGTTCCACGAAGCTACATTCGAGATTCGTGTTTAACTATTCAGCGCAACTCACCACGCTTGGAAGCTTTGGAACGGCACGCCGCCTGCACCCGCGAACGCCTCAAAATCGGTCGTCATCATGGTGTAGTCGTCAAGTTTCGTGGTCAGATCGATCTTGCCGAGGCGCACGTTCGGGAAGTAGAACCCGATGGCATTGTTTCCACCGCCTGCCTCGTACGGGAACACGACATTCAATCCCAGCACCGGCCCGTAGCCCATCGGGTGATTGGCTGCCGTCAACGTGGTGCCGGTCGCTGCGATCGTGTAGCTGTAGGAGATGGTCACGCCGAGCGTGGTATCCGCAGCGGCGAATGTGTAGGTTCCGGTCGCCGGGTCAACGTGATACTGCCCTGTCGTGGGCGTAGTCGCCAGAGGAACTTTGGTCATTGGCACCGAACTTGCCGAGAAGGTCACGCCCAGGTCGGCAAGGAATGTGCCCGAACTCGGAGGCGTCAAAACGACCTGGTAAGGCGTGCCAGGAATGACGTGCGCTTCGCCGTTGCCGTTGCCGGCCACTTCGACGATGCCCGCAGCAACCGAATCGCCGGTAAACAACTGTGAGAGCAGGATGTTGGACATCTGGGCAAACTCGAAGCTTCCCTTGATGGTCCGCTTGCCGACTGCCGAGTCTACAGGCCATTGATTCTGCCCGAAGAGCGTCTTGATTTCGGCGCCGAAGGAGACTTTGCAATTCTGGATCACGCCCACCGTCAAAGGCGTGGGATTGGGGGCGGGATTGCCCGAAGTGGACTGAGGCGAGGCCAGGAGGATTCCGCTGCCGAATTGCAAGCCTTGAAGGATGGACATACGTGTTGCTCCCTTGCGTTAATTCGGCGGATCGAAACTTGGCGGGGTTCACAGCCCCTACATGCCCGAAAGAATGGATATCGGGAAAACTATAGCACCTTGATTGTTTAGCACGCCCTCGTTCTTCAAAATCCGCCCCTTGATGCGCGCGTGGTAAACGACTTGCCCCAGCGTCTGCTTGAGCCCGCCTGCCATCGGTACGACCGTCACACCATCGAGAGCCAGCGTCCGCTGCTGCATCTGGAAAATCACCGCGTCTCTCAGGCCGTTCATTTGCGTTGAAACCACTTCGTTCGGCCCGCCCGTATTGCGGAAGAAACATACAGCCGCGCAGTGGATCTCGTACTTTGCCAGCGCGAGAGCCTTTTCCTCGACGTCCTCCTCGCCTTCGAGTATGTAGAGAGCCGGCTGAATCGCCTGCCCGACCTGCGAGACCTGAGGCAGCCTGCGCGCCGTCGTCAGGAAGGCAGGCGTCGTTGTCGGCACGCCGTTCGCGAGCGTCATGGTCTGCGAGAGCAGCGAAAAGAGGTTTTGGAAAATGGTCTCCGACGAGGTCATGCCGCCATCACCTCCGCAATCGTCGTCTTGATTTCCTCAACCGCAATCGCCTCGATATCGGCAAGCGCCGAACGCAGCCAGGATCTTTCTGCCGCGGGCGGATGGTTCACATGCCGCGCGAAGACTGTTTCTCCAGCCTGCCCCATGAACGCCAGTGCCTGCCCGTTGATCGGGTAGATGTCGTACCAGCCGGTTCCGCCGTACTCGTGCGTCATGCCGATAATCCACTCAGGCGAATCGTCTGCGATGCCGACTGAGGTCTGGCAGACACTCTCGACGAACGCCGCCGCCTGCTGCTCGACGGCTGAGAGAAGCACGCCGGTCTGGCTTTGAAGGACGGCACCCGAGAGATTGCCCTGGACGAGGGTCAGAAGTTGCGCCCCAAGATCCTGCACGGTCGCGAGCAAGGCTTCCTCGAGCAGCCGCTTCTTCGATCTGAGGTTGGCCAGCGCCCCTTCGTACTCGATATTGAGGTTGACGAAGCTCATCGCGCCTCTGGGAATGCGTAAGGCCATAGTCGATCAAGCAACCAGTTCGGGAGCCAGTTGAACGAGTTCCAATAGGTACGCAGAAATGCTTGAAAGGGTCTCTCTGGAGGCAATGTGATCTTTGCGCCCGTCAGCCAGTTCCACGCCGCGCCGCGTATCTTTCGAGGCAGGATCAGCGTCCAATCGCCCCAAAAATAGAGAAGCGAGTACCGGATTCTGCGCGCATCGTGCGCAAAGGGATGAATACCGCGAATCTCTCTCGTGTCGCTCATGAAGGAATGAACCTCATACGATAGCGGTCCAGCAGCATCTGCACATCGTTCGGAATTTCCAGTTTCGAGTAGGCCGTCGTGCCCACATTCGGCTGCATCTGCGAGGTCTGCTCGATCCATTGCCGCGAACGGTATTTGGCCGCTACCAGCTGCGTGGCAGCCTGCTGGAGATCGAACGGCGTCGCCGCGTAGCCAGCCGAGTAGGAAATCTCGACGTTCATGATGCCTTCGTTGAAGACAAAAGGCCGCTGCCCAAGTGGAGGCGCGTTGCCGTTGCCGCCCCACTGCCCGGGAGACCATGCGCTGTAGGCGACCGTGTTTCGGCTTCCGCCCCGCAAAGCAATCGCTGCCTGCGAACCGGAGGTGTCGATCACCCAGCCCACCTGGTTAACGCCGGGAGACTGCGGAATCGGAACGCCGTCAATGGCCAGCGACGAGACGGCGGTTACCGGGTAGTTGCGCACGAAAAGGATCTCGCTGCCGTTGCCTGAATAGACTTCGCTGAAGGAAGGAATGGGCGATGCACCGGCAAGATTCGTGCGGCTCGTGATGAGCTGAACCACCTTCGAGAAGTTGGTAATCGCACTCTGAATAATGGCGGCGTCGACCGTCTCCGCCTGATTGAGCCAGTCGTTCACAAGTGCCACGGTCGTCAGATCGATCGGATTGGCTGCCATCAGGCCTTCTTAGGTCGGAAGGGCGCCACTGTGAATGACGCCCATCCTGGGCCGATATGCTCCGCCGTGGGACATTCCGGCCGTCTCTCGGCTTAAAAGGTTTGCCGGGAAGCCCTGTCAGGCCGCCCGGCGTAGGAACCACGCCGCGCCGGTTGCTGCGCGGTCCCTAGCCCGTTTAGAACTGCGCTGCCTGACCGTACGGCCCAATGCCCTTGATGTAGGCCAGGATGTTCGGAGTCTTGACCGCCAGCACTTCTTCCGAGAACACGCCGAAGGGATACTTGCGGCTCGTCTGCGCGAACTCGATGCCGTACACATCGCGCCGCGTGAACACGCCCCGGGTTTCGCCCAAACGGCTGTTGTCGTAGGTTTCCTGCAGGGCATCGACGTCGAAGAAGATCGTGCCATTGGGCAGGTAAGGATGCTGGATCACGTCCACAAACTCCCCGCCAGGCAGGCCGAAGATGTTGTGATACTGCGCGATCCTGCCGTTGACCGAGATTCCGCTTCCATCCGACTCGGGTCCGCCGTTCGGGAAGAAGTAGTTCAGATTTGTGCCGCCGGTGGCTCCCACCATGAAGGCTGAGCGGAAGGTCGGAACCACATCGGTCGAGATGTAGATCCGGGTAGGCGAGGTCAGCGCTGCCTGCTGAATGGCGAACAGAACCGAATCAACTTCCGTGATGCTTCCGACGATGCCGTTGTTTGTGAGGCCTGCACCGTGGAGGTCAGCGCCGCCAGCCAGTGCCGTCTGCGAAGCCGTTGCTGGGAAGGTGAATGTCGGCAGGCCGACGGTGTACGCCGAGTTGGCTGCGATGTTCAGCAGGCCGTCCATGTCGAGCGCGTTCGTCGACAGGTCGGTAGCGAAACCAGCGTAGCCGCCGGTGCCGGCATAGGCTGCCGTCTGCGTGCCCTGAGTCTGGCCGTAGTAGTTGAAATAGCTGGCCGAGGTGATGCCGGAAAGCTTTGCCGAGGCCGCTGCCGGGGTGAAGGTCGTGGTCGTGTTGATCTGCACAAACCACGCATAGCCCCAGTAACCGGCCTGCGGTGTGCAGGAGAAGGTCACGGTCTTTGTGCCTGTGACGGTCGGCCCTACCACGTTTGAAGCTGCCGAGACGATGGCTGTGCCCCCGTTGATGACGTCTGTCGATCCGTCTGCATTGGTACGGAGGTACTGAGTCGTGATGCCCGCGGCGACCGTGTTGGTCGGGTTGGTCAGGGCACGATAGTTGAGGCCGACGGCGTAAGCTGCGGCGTAGGAGCCCACCGGAAGCACGCCAGTCACAAACTTGGCGTTATTGGTGGCAGAAAGCACGCCGGTCGGGGTGTTCGTGGTGCCCAACTGCAGCGCGGTTCCGGCGCCATTGGTTGTCGCCGAGCCGCCGAGGTAGGTGCGCTCACGCATCCGGAGGAAGCGCAGCAGTTGCCACATCTTGCCATCGCCGAGCGCGTCTTCGTAGCCCTCAGAGGCCGAGATGGCTTCATAGGTCACGAAGTCATCGGTGCCGAGCGTGACGTAGGGCGCCGAGTAATCCTTCTCGGTGAACTGGCCGTTCGAGTTCGTGTTGCCTTCAGAGACGCCAGGGAACTGTCCACCTGCATCGATCGCTGTCACTGCTTTCCATGTCGGCTGCACGCCGTAGCCGGCATTCACCTTATCCCAGCGCGGCGTGGTGTTCGTGATGTGCGAGAAGATCGGGTCCAGCATGTACGCCGGCGCGCGAAGGTCGATGAAGTTCAGCCCGAGCCCGGTGGTGATGCCGGTGGTGGTTTTGGCGAGCTTCTTCGAGTTCTTCTGAACAAAGGCACGCCATGCAGGAAGCCCGCACTTTTTGAAGGCTTCATGAACCTGCCGCATGTCAGTCTTCGAGACAAGTTGGGCGAAAATTGCTTGTTCCTGATTGTTGCCGGTGTACATGGCGTTCTCCTACCGGCGGCTGGGATTGAGGTTGCAGGGTGACAGCCCTGAAAAGTGGGGCTCTGAAGCCCACTTTTGCTCTACTGAATCAGCGCAGCTAGTTCTGGCGGGGCATCGACCGTCTTGGCAACGCTGCTTGCGCCCGATGCCGGTCCGCCTGCCGCTGGTGTCTCAGCTAGTTTCTTGGTCAGGTCGGCTACGCTCTTCGTGAGCGCTTCGATCTGCTCACGCTGGGCCTTCTGAATAGGCGTCTCGCCAGCTGCGGCTGCATCGGCGGCAGCCTTGGCCAGCGCCGCAGCCTCAGCAGCCTTGTCGCCGTCTTTGTCGCCGCCCACCATGTCAGAGCATGCCTTCATGCACTTTTCAATGTGCTCGCCGGTTTTCTCGTGCGCCGCCTTGACGTTCGAGAGGTGATCCATGATGGACTTGCCAGCTTTGGCGAGTTCCTCGGGTGTCAGTTTCATGCTCTTTTCTCCTTGGCCGCCCTGAGCGGCTAACTCGTCTGCTTCTTCGATCGCCATGGCCTTAAACTCAGCCAGCAGCATAACCCATGCTTCTCTGAGGCCCTCGGGAACTTTCGATCCGTCATCTTCGACTTCCCGTTCCCATTCTGACTGCAGGCAGAGCCAATGCAAGTCCTCCAGCATCGAACCCAACCAGCCAACTTCGTATAGTCCTTTTTTCAGCGCAATAGTAGCACAGGCCTTCTTTGCTACCGCTGCGTCCTTCTCAGAAAGAGCGATTCCGGCCTTCTTCGCCGCTTCAAGAATGATCTTGCGCTCTTCCTTGGGTCGGTCCGCGCACGTCAGCGCACCGCGAACCGCTTTCTCGCTGCCAAGAAGATCAAACGCAGGCGGGTCAACAATGGAAGTTTGCAGATGAACCTCTTCAGTAACTCCCGGTGTGGCTTTGCTGAGGGTCACGGTTCGCCCTTTCATCGACTCAACCAGCGCCGAAGGAAGGCAGGGCGCATCGACGGCTGAGACTTCGAGCGGCCGCGCTATGTAGCGCATGCAGCCCTTGAAAACCGGGTCTTCCCACTTGCGGAGGTATTCACCGCCCTGCGAGAAACCGACGAAGCAGCCGGCCTTCCACTTCTTGATGGCGTTGGCATCGACCACATCGAAAGCCATCTTGATGGTTTTGGCGGTATCGTCGAAGACAAGTTCCCGGCCCGCTCCCTGGACGATGGCCGAATTGTGCTGCTCGCGGAAGGGCATCAGAGAGGGCGTCATGCCAGGCAGAGACGTCTTCGCAACCTGCTCGGCGGAGACCTCTTCGTACTGAGGTTTGGTGCCGGCGTAATCGCAGACTTCATTCTCTAGGTCAGGCGATTCGGCGGTGACGGTTCCAAAGACGCGGAGCGAGCCATCGCCCTGCTCTTCCATTTTCGTAAGCGGAACGAATTTTTGCAGTTTCACGCGAACATCCTAGCACGAGGGCAGTTTTTTGGATTAGTACGTCACCTAATTCGTTCCGTTCAATTCCTAGTAGGGCTGCGCCGTGAACTGAACCACATCTCCGCTTACTACCGTTCCAGTGAGCGTACAGGTAGTTGTAGATGATGCTGTTTGAGTGATCGTATCAGCAGGGGTCGTTAGATCATGCCCGGAGCAGTTGAATCCCGTTCCCCGACTTGTATACCCCGGCGTAAGGACAACTGTGACTGTTCCCGAAGTCGAACTGGTGTAGCTTCCAATCGTCACGCCATTGTTCGTCGCCCCCGCGCTTGCGCTGATTGTTCCCACAGATGCAGCAGCTGAGAATGTCGCGGTAGTTGAAACAGGGACAAAGATTGTGCCGTTTGAGACCATCTGCCCAGTTCCGTAGGTGGCATTGATGTTCTGGATTTGAGAACCCGCTGGGTGTCCAAGACGCGCGTTGTCCACAGTGACAAAACCATCAAGCGGGGCAAATAAGTTAAACGTTGGCGTGCCGCTAACTGTTCCTATAAAACGATCTGTTCCTGTATTAGAAGTGTTACCTCCTAGAGAGTTTACCGTGCAAGTAATCGAACCCGCACAACCAACTAGCCATCCGTGATTCGCCTTATTGTTTGAGAGCAGAAAGGTTGTCGCTGCGCTCGCCTGCAACATGCCTGTAACGGTACCCGATCCACAATCCCAATAAACGTTGTCGGCCTTGACTTGTGGGCCTGCCGCAGACACATTTACAACGGAACCGCAAGCCGTATCAGTGCCGTCGTGAACGTGAATGCTTGCCACACCTGTAGCAGCCGAAGAGATAACGTTGGGGAATACACTCCCTGCCGGAGCAGGCACATAAAAATGAGAAACATCGACATTGGTTATTACGCTGCTTGCAGGAATGCTAAAAGCCACGTCCCCTGTATTGTGAGGTCTGAAATCCACTCCATCGGCAATCAAATTCTGAATTGTAGTCCCTGATCCGACGCTGGTAAATAGAGTGACGTTGCTGGAATTGGTAGCCTTTGGACCTGAAATGCGGCGGATATACATATTAGCGACGGTCACTGGCCCGATTCCAATACAAGGAGATGTCCAGTCCATTGTGCAGGTTATATCCTCAAAACTCATAGTCCCTGCGAATCCTCCACCCGCGAGAGTAAAGAATCCCGGCGATGCGGTTCCCGCAAGGGAGTGGCAGTCTCCGTTTTTTACTGTCACTTTATCGAGCCAATAACCAGAAGGCGCAGCCGTGTTCAAACTCACGCAATGGACGTTTGTTATCCCATGCACGCCATCAATATTGACGTTCAAGAAATCTCCAGCCCCAAAGTAATTAGGGCTCAGTGTCCAAAACTGATAGCCTCCGACGTCAGCATAGAGGGCAAAGATATCGTCCGAACTATAAGCGTAGGTGTTTTCAAACGAACTATTGGTGACTGGCCCCTGCCCCTGCAACCCATCCTTGAACTCGTTAGTTGGATCGTAGAATCCGCGCATGTGGAAGTCGTCCACGCCCGCGAACATCATCCCATATCCCGTAGTCAGCGAACCGTTCAGGACTTGATATTGTCCGTAGTGCTGAAAGCCATGCACGCCCAAAAACAGAGACGCGTGAGAGTTGAGCCCCACTCCGGTACCTGAACTATAGTCGAGCGTCACATTCTCAGCTTGCAGGTTTACATCGGCGTGCTTCACGTAGTAAGGCCCAGCCAAAGCCGCTGCCGGGATACGGTTTAGCTTAATCACGACGTTATTTGCGTCAGTTACAGATGTCACGCGAAATACTCCACTAAACGCGCCATCCGTGTTCACTGTTCCTGTCGCGGTGAATGTTGCCGTGCCGGTGCAGGTTGCTACAGTTCCACTGTACGGTGAAGTGAAGCCCCATGTCGTTCCGACGTTAGTAAAAGTGATTGTCCCGGTCGGCACTCCACCACTTACCGTGATCGTGCCAACATTCGGAAACGCCACATTTGCCGCGTTTGTCAGAGATACATTCTGTGTGCCATTAGTGCACGCGCTGGCACCGGATGCATAGGTCGCTACTGTCGAAGCGCTTATGAACCACTCGCTTGCTTGCGCATACACCCATTGACCGCCAAATCCTGTACCGCTGCCAATTGGAAATCCATGAGCAGGGAAGTTCAGCGCACAGGTATCACCACTTGTCCAAGTGCACCCTGTACTCGCAATGAAGGGTTGAGTGTATCCATAATTCACCCAGACTGTTGTGTTGTTGTTGCTCTTTACAATCACTCCAGGGTCCATCTTGAGTTTGGTATTGGAGTATTGCACCATCGGGCCATTGATGTAATAGACCGTTCCCGCCGTGCCTGAGATATAGCACGTTCCCCCTGAAGTAGAGAGGCAGGTATTTATCACTGCGATATTTGCGGCTGCCGCCCCTGCGGAACTTGGCGTGAGAGGAAGGCCGATACTTCCTACCGCAGATGTACCACTCACCGCCGCTCCGTTCCCCGGATAGTACGCGATCTGCCCTGTCGTGCCTGCGTTGACGGTGCCGTTGGCTGCCGCCGAAGCCACCCCCGTACTCGGGTTGACGATGATCGATGTGTTATCCGGCTTGACTCCGCCGAGCACAGAGGTCGTTGCAATAGGCAGAGTGTATGAGCCGCCGATTGCCGCATAATGCCCATTTTGGCAGGAATACTGCGTGCCGGTCGTCTTGTTCTGCAGATTTGGCAGGCCGGTGCACACCGTTCCGGTCGGATCCGAGTTCGTGTAGACGATGCTGGGGCAGCTTTGCTTGCCGGTGTTCGGATCTACGGTGCATCCGTTTTGCGCATGGAGCGACGCGCTCACAAGGAGGAAAATCAGTGCCACGATCTTCATGGGGCATGCCTTTCGGGATTCACGCGCATGATAACAGGAAAGCAAAAAGACGCCCCCAGGCGAACCCAGGGGCGGTTGCAGTAAAAGGGAGAAACCTTAGGGAGTCGGCGTGCCGAAAACGACGGTTTCAGCCTGCGTCAGTTGCGCAGGCGGAACAACGGCGTTCACGGTGATTGTGAAGGGCGCATTCCAGGTAGAAACTGCCCCATCGGTATCGGTCACGGTGTTTGAGGCGGTTCCCTTGACCGCGCCTATAGAAGGCGCGATCGCAGTGACCTTGCCAGTGATGCCATCGGGGTTCAAGGCCACCGTTGCCGATGGATCATCGAAGTTGAAGGTAACTTTGCTCACGACGCCGCCCGAAGGACTAACGCCGTCAGCAAGTTCGGGTTGAATCGAAACGTCTGCCGTTTGGCCGACATTGATGACAAGATCGTTGTTCATAATGAAATGTTCTCCTCGGAATTGAACGCTGATGGTTTTGGTTAGAACATCGGGGATGAGCTTGTGCCTGATGGCGTGGACATCGTTCGCGATCTGCTTGAGGATCTTGATTTCTTCGCGATCTTCTTCGACAATCACGATTTCAACGATCTCCTGAACCTGCACCGGCTTCTTATGCATGGGGGAAAACTCCTCGCCAAAACATCGTATACCAAGCGAATTAGTGTGCAATTTGGCTCAGGTTGGCGGCGTAGACTTTGCGCACCGTCCGCCTGAGCCTTTTGCGCTGCCGGCCGCTGATTCCAGAGGGCCGCCGCGCCTCACGTTCAAGAATAGCCTTCTCGCGCGTGGCTTCAATATCGCGGCGCAGCTGGGCGAGCCGTTGGTCTCTCAACTTGGCCTCGGCAATCATCTGCCGTGCGCGCTCTACGAATTCAGGCGAGGTCATCTCAGCGATGGCCTCAGGCGAGTAGCCTTCGAGGTCTTCGGGGTTGAGCGTACCGTCTTCGTTGAAGGTGAGGGTGCGGAGAGGTTCAGTCATTACATTCCGACCTTTGAGCCATCGTCTATCCAGACAAATTGGCCTTCTTGGCCATAGGTCTCAATCGGAAAGTGCGCAGAGCAGTCGCAGCAAAACGTTCCTGAATAGAACGAGGGATCACGCGCGTAAGTCTCGGCGATGGCTTGGCTCATCGTCGTTACGCCGCCGCATTTCAGGTGCTTATATGTGCGGCGAACGGGGCGCACAAAGCCTTTTGCACGTTCTTCGGCGGTCAGGATCACATAATCCTTCTGCTGGCCGTTCTCTTTGATTTCGGTGTGGCTTTGATCCTCAGGAACAGGAGCGCCGCTAACAAGCACTCGTGCCGTGCGATCTACTTCAAGGTCATCAATTTGTTTAATTAAAGGATCGTTCATGGTCTCCAGCCTTTTGTGGTTTCGTTCGCTTTTGTTGCGTCGATATCGATGCCATACTGATGCGTCGTGAAACCGGGAAACTTACGCTCGTAATCCTTATCGAGTAGGAGCGCCTCTTTCTCAAGCTCTGCAGCCCATTCCTCGGCGGTGAAAACCTTCTTTTGAATCAGAAGTGTGATGAGTGCCGTTGCCTCCGCGCGAAGGATGATCGATAGTTCCCTATGGTCGCGGACAGCGGAGCATTCGGGATCATCTTTCGAGCGCGTTCCGAGTTGCCATCCTGCGAAGACGGTGCGCCATTTTGCAAGTTTGTTGATTGCCATTTCGAGTGAATTCATGCGACCCTCTCTCTTGCCTGCTCGCGCAACTTGAACGTCAGCAGCACATTTACCTTGGCTCCAAAGCCGATGCCCACCTGATAGGCAGACTGGCAGAGCAGATCGTAATCCCCGCAATAGACGTCCAGATTTGCCTCGACGTCTTCCAGATCACAGCAAACTGCAACGTACCGGCGCTTACGTATTCCCATCGTCTCCCTCAACCTTGGTTACCGAAAGCCAGCAGCGGCATTTGTTGTGCGCGCCGGGCTCCTTAATCCCCATCCCGAAATCATGCCCTACCGGAACAGATCCCTGAGCGGAAAACTCGGCGCAAATCGGGCAGCAACCGCCGTCCTGTACCTGCCAAGCGTATTCGAGGACCTTCTTCGAAGCCGACCACGCGCCAACATGCCCACGAACCTGCTGGTGAGAAATCTCCGAATCGGCAATCGTTTCCGCCTTGTCGTCAGAGAAGACTTGGCTCGCCTGAATGACGGCCTCAAGTTGCGACGGCGACCACGATTCCTTGATTGCCTGCTTGATCGTGTTGAGCACGTCATCCTTGGCAGTAGTTGAAATCGCCCAATGTGCCCCGGTTGCCTCTGCAATCGTGCCATCGTCCTCAACCTTCAGCCCGACCATCTGGTACGCGCGGTCCGCGGCTTCCTGCTCTGCGATCGGCGTGGCTGCTTCCGTGACTTCTTTGAGATTGGTTTGCAGATGAGCAGTCGCCTGGTACGCGCCGACATTCACGCCCTCGCGCGCTGCCTCCTCGAGATAGGGCCTCACGAGTTCAGCCAGCGCCGGGTACTCCCACTCCATCGCCGCAAGGATGGCCAGCGCCCGCGCCGTGTCGTCTTCGAGTTCGCCCTTCCTTACTTTCTTGGCGAATAGCTTTGCCGCGCCTTTCGCCACACGCGCGCCCTGGGCTGAGAGAAACTTGGCCAGCTTGCGATGCAGTTCCTGCTTCAGTTGCGAGTTGCGCGGCGTGAGTAGTCCTGCTACGGCTTTCAGTTCAGCGCGTTTGCCTAACTTCGCCGGTCCTGCCGGCTGAGGAGGGTTTGCGGGTTCAGGCTTAGGCGGTTGGAGGGCAGTGGACCGCGCCGTAGCGGCTTCGAGCGAGAGCGGCTCAATTCCGGTTACAGACTTCACCGTGAGCATATCCGCCTCAGGCTCGGGCCGTGGATCGTCGCCGCGGGCCTCGCGCACTTCATTGCGGGTGTAAGTGCCGTTATTGACGTAGGTATCGTCAACCTGCGCCTGCTTCAGAGGATCGATTTCCCGCTCATCGTTGTATGCGAATTCAACATCGTCCAGCCCAAGCACTCGCTCAATCACGTAATTAAGCGTGTTTTCGATGTGGCGCAAATATGGCTCAAGGCCTTCGACCTGTGCCACGTCAGTCGATTCCTTCGCCGTGCCGCGGTTGACCTGCTTTACCAGGTTCTGCGGGCTCACCGAGAACGCGAACGCTACCACGCGAATCAGGTACTCGTCGGTGGCATCGGTCAGGGCCTCCGACTTCGAGAACTGCGCCGGATGCTTGGCGTCGGGAATCATCGTCAGCCGGCGCCGCTTGCCGAGGTTCCCAGCCAGGAGCGAATCGAACCACTTCTGAAAGTCCTTGATTTGCTGCATCGTCCAGTTTTCCGGCATCGGCAGCAGGCCCTCAGGAACGTTGCCTGAGGTGTAGTAGTCGAGCAGGAACTGCTGGCGATTGGCGGCGATTGCCAGCGTCCGGATGATCTGCTCGACGGGCGGAAATCCCCAGCGGGAGTTGACCCTGGGGTTGCGCGGCGAGTAGACAAGCTGGTTGGCCGTGAATTCCTTCGGCTTCTTGGCGTCGACCAGCGCCTGCCCGGTCAGATTGCCGGTCGGGATGCCGAGAATGATCTGCTGGTAAGCAGGGCTAGGCGGGAGCGGCCGGAAGCCGTTGTTATCGAGCAGTGGCGTGATCGTGGCACCCGAGATGAGCCTCAGCCACTTGATTTCATTGAGTAGGTTCGAGCACGGATAGATGGTCGGGGCATCGAACACGAGCAGGTCTTCTAACCACATCCGGATCCAGAGATCGAAGGAATGCACGCCGTCTGGATAGCGCAAAAGCTGTGTGACAGCCGTCACGTTTTGGTTTTGCGCTTCCCGCTTGAGGCGTTCGGCCTTCTTTTCCCCGGGCACCTTCTTGACCCGGATCGACCAGGGGCGGTTGACGATCTGATCCTTGCGGGTTTCGATCATCAGGCGGCAGAGATCGAAACTGTTGCTAACGTTCCACAACTGCCCAAACTTGACCGGGTTTTCTGAGCGCGGCGTGAACTGCAGATTGATGCCTGGGGTAAAGTCCCACTGGCGAACTCCTACGCCGAGTTGCTGGGTTGGCCGGATGGGTTGCTGTGCCGAGGCCCAGTCGCCAGGGTTGATGCCCTCAATCAGCGTACCGGCTGGCCTGAAAATGGGCGCGAGTGCATCTTGCGTGGCTTTCCAGAGCCCCATCTATTCCTCCGTGACCGGCTTGGCAAACTTCTCTGATTTGACGATTGGATTATATCCCCACATTGCAAAGCAGATGGGGCAGCCACACACAATTAACTTCTGGGCAGGCTCAAAGCGCATCTCGACTTTGACGCGGTTGCCGCATGCGGGACAGGTTTGTTTGCGCTTGACGCGCCGGTGCCGGTAGTCGTAGGAAAGCCAGGGGAGAAGGCGAATCAGGAAGCGGATGAGCGCGGCGAGCATTCAGGCCTTTCGAGCGTAGAGTTTGCAATTGGCCTTATGGTAGAGCACGCCGCGAACGACTTCTGTGCTGCCACACGAGGGACACGGAACATCAGGCTTCGCATCCTTCCGCATGGTGGCCTTGACCGGCTTCTGAAGCTTAGACTCACGAACCATCACAGTGCCCTCATATCAACCGAAGTGCTGTAGTAACCATTCGAAGAGCCATACCAGCGGATCACCACACTGCCCTTGATCGTGCGCAGGCGGTAGAACGTCCACTCGTTGCAGTCGTTACGCGCTTCACTGCCTTCCGGAGGTTCATCGCTGCTACTCTCTTCGGCAGAGAGGATCGGAGTGTTTTCGAGGTCATGCAGGTCGCCTTCGACATCTTCCACGCGGACACTTTCACAGCAATCCTGAGAGTGGAAAAGCTGATATCCGCCGCCATCTACCTTGACGAAATTCACGTAGGAATCTCCATCGCTGACGCTCACGGTTTCAAACGTTTGCCCCACTAAATCAGCGAACTTGCAATCCGTTACCATCGCGTTGCTCCCTTTCCAACTGTCCTGCCTCGCCCATGCTCTTCAGCATAGCCCCGCGAACGAATCAGGCGGTCTGCCTCAGCATCGAGTTCGTCCTGCTCGGTCACCACTTTCCATGCCAGCCCGCAGGTTAGGCAGGCACGATCCTGTCGGCCCATCTGCTTGGCCAAGCCGCCGCATTGAGGGCAGTTGGGCACGTCGACGGTGGTGGTGATTACGTCAGGCATAGCCGCCCATCTCCCCGTTGGCATCGTATCAAGCAGAGGTGCCTCATGCTCGGAACGATTTTGATGGTGTTTGCCTTTGTTCTGCTGCTGCTCGCCGCATTCAACATTCCCTCGCCGCCACGGCTCAATCTGGGTTGGCTGGGCATGGCTTGCTGGGCGCTGGCTATCGTTCTGGGCGGCTTGCACATCGGCTGAGGGCCTTTCACAGAGGCCTCGGAAGCGCACAACGCATGCACTTCTCGGTCCCTGCGATCATAATCCAGAATGTGCACCCGCACTCACAAATATCTTTGTTTCTTCCGTCGACGAGCACGCGGGCCTCGGCGATCGGCGGAATAACCCCCTCTTTCGCCATTGAAGCCGCTTCCTCTTTAACGAATCCTGCCCACCCATCGCCGCCGGCTGCAAGCTCGGTTAGCGCCCACACATTGGCGTCGACTCTATCGGGAGATTCATCGTCAGTTTTCGGGTTCCATTGCGTCATTTGGTCCTCAAGCATCGAAAACGTTCCATGATGGTGGACCCGATGCTGCTCGTAAAGGGCGGATACTGGCTCGGCCCGAATCACCTTTCCGCGGCTCGCGGTCACCTTTTTGTAGCTGACGTTTGCGTCCTGGTGCCTGACAAGCGCCTCAATCATATCGCCACCATTATTTGCTTCCCCGACAAGCCGATCGGCTGCCAGGCGATGATAGAGCCGCACGCCTACCTTTGCCGCTTCGTCTGGCGTATAGATTCCGCTCTCATCGGCCAGGATGTAGAAGTGCGACGGGTCGCGGTTGTCCTGCCCAGCCGCTACAATGCCCCACTCATCGGAATCCTCATTGCTGGTCGTTGCCGGGTCCATCGCTACCACAATGCGCGCCAACGGCGGTAGTTTGAGCACACGCGCGCCTTCAATATCGGCCAATTTGAAGAGCGCCCCTGGATTGTCGTCGAGAAGTTCTGCATAGATTTCCTGCCGCCCGAGTCGCGTTCCTTCGTACTTTTTGGTAATGACATCAAGGAATCTCTGCGAAAGATTGGATCGGTTATCGTATGTGCTGCCGTTCGTCACGAAGGTATTTGGATCCTTCATGAGATCGCGAATCAGCTTCGTTGGGCGCGGCGTGGTGGTCAGAACTGCCTGAGGGTTGTCGCCAAGTCTCAGGCCGAGTTGCGCCATGTCCCAAGTGTCTTGGTCGTAGCGCCAACTGGCTATTTCGTCGCACCAGAGCTTCTCGCATTCAGGACCGCGAAGGGAATCCGGCTCTTCGGCGGTAAAA